GTGCCGCCGACATCGCCGAGGATCGAGACAGTGCCCACAGTCGAAAGGCTGACCAGCTTCGTCCCCATGACGCGGTAGAGCAGGCCGGTATCGTCCCAGAAGATGCCGCCGCGATCGACGCCGGGGCCTGCCGTGACGGTGACGGCGCCGGAGGTCATGCGCAGCTGGCCCTTGGAGATTTTGTTGTCGAGCGCGACCGGCTCGAGGTTGACGGGGTAGCTTTGCAGGAACTCGGCTGAGCCGTCAGCAACGATGCCTGACAGAAGCGGGATTCGCATCAGACATCATCCAGGGTTTCGGTTATGAACGGGCTTCGGCCTGCCCATCGCGCCCCGGCTCCGCGTGGCGTGTCGGCGGCGAGCGGCATGGTCGGGATCGTAGCCGCAGCTGCATTCAGCAGCGCCATCGACGACGCCATTGCCCCCTTGGCCTCGGGCGACATGGTTGCGCCCATCATCGGGCAGATGCGCAGCGCCAGTTTCGACGCGACGACGCTCAGCCATTGGTCGTCAATGCCGCTAAGCTCGTCAGCCGAACCCACGCCATAGACCGGCTGCTCATAGCCAAGCGTCGAGAACGGCCATTCGCGCATCAGCGCATTCAAGCGCAGCAGCGCGTCGTTGATTTCCTCGGGAGTGCGGCCGAACTCGTAACCGGCTGAGCCGATGTCGCCAAACGCCAGTTCGATGATCTGCCGCTTGGGAGGTCCGCTGCTGCTGAGTGTGAGAGTGACCATGATTTGACTATACGGTCGCGCTCAACGGGGTGCGTTTGAACAAATCCTAGAGGTAGAAGCCGTAAGCGTTGACGGTGTTGTTCGTGTTGCCCGCGCCCAAAGCGGGGCATGTCACGGTGATCGCTGTATTCACCGCACTGGCCGGAATCGGCGGGCAGAACTGGATGTCCAGCACGGGGTTGAACAACGTCGCCCCCGCAATCGCGCAATAGGTGAAGGTCTTGGTTCCGGAGATGACGCCCGCGACCGTGGGGTTGACCACCGCCGCGGCAGTCGCGCCCGCACCGCTGATCGTGAAGCCGCTGATGTAGGCGGTCTTTCCCACAACCGCGGGGATGGTCGCCGCCGCCGACGCATTGGCGACGTTGCCGGATCCCGCCGTGACGGGAGTTGCATCGGAACCGTCGGCACCGAGGGGATAGGGAGCGCTCAGGGGGATGAAGGCCGGGATGTGCCGGCGCTCCATCGCCCCCGAGTTGTCCGCAGTCGGCGTCGAGATCGTGACGCCGACCGCATTGTCTTTACCGCGTGTCAGGCCAGGCATAGGCACAGTCCTTTATCTTTCACGCGGTACAGGGCGAAAACTCGCCGGGTTTAAAGCTTGCTGATCGGGTGGATGTCGTTGGTGTAACCCGGCCCAGCATTCGTGACTTCGCCCGGATGATCGATCGCGAGGCGATCCATCAGCGCCTTGACGTAAGGCGTCCGGTTCTTGCCGGCGCGCTCGAGGCTGAGCAGGCCAGCGGCCTTCTCCTCCGGGATCGGGCGGTCGGCCTTTTCCGAAACCGCGTCGGCGAATGCCTCGGGCTCGAGGGAGAGCAAGGGCTCATACTGCATGATGTCATCCATGCCCGTGAACTGCCGAACCGGGAGCTCGCCGGGGAGGTTGCCATCGGTCAGCGCCTTGTACGTGTCCTTCGCGCTTTCCTTGACCGCTTCCGCGATGCCGTCGGCCTGCGCCTTGGAGGTCTGGGAAGCGCTCGGGGTGCTGAGTCCCGAATTGGCTTCCACCGCCGCCGCGGTCTGCTCTGCCGATGCCTTCTGAGCGGCCTTGATGTTGGCCTTGGCCTGCTTCTGGTCTTTGTCCGTCGCCATTTTACTGTCCTTTCAAACCGAATGAGAAACCAAGCTACTCAGGCCTCATTAGGTCTGGTTGAAGAGCTCAACGCCGGCCATGTTCGGCGCCGTCAGAGCCGTGCCGAAGTCGACGTCGAAACGGGCCTTGACGCTGAGGTCGTTGATGTTGCCCTGGCGGGTGTAAGTGAGCGCAATGCCGAGATCGGTGGTTGCGCGCTTCACCTGCCAGCCGTCCTGCGGATCGACCGAGTAGGTGCCCGGAAGCAACAGCAGCGAGTCCTTGACGAAGAACGGGTTGAGCGGAGCCGTGACCGTGTTGAGCCAGGTGATCGTCGCGCCGTTGGCCGGAGCCGCCGTCACGTTCTGATATTCCAGTTCCGGCCGAGTGCCGCCGCCGCCCGAGATGATCGCCGGGGCGACCTGGATGACGTTCGCCGAAGGCTTGCCGACAACGCGGAAGGTCTGAAGCTGGCCCGTGTCCTGCTTCGAGATCATGTGGACCGAGTTGACGCCCGTGATCGTGAACGCATCGCCGACCTTGACGTTGGCGTAAGTCGTCGCCGTGATCGTCAGGTTGGAGTAGCGGTTGTCGACGTTGACCGTCTGGCCCAGCGCATCGACCGCATTGGCAACCGGCACATAGTACTGGTTCGCGCCGTTGACGGTCGTGGCGCCGCCGGTAGCGGCCCCGAGGTTGAGGTTCTGGTCGTTCTTGTAAACGTCGAACCCGGCAACGCCGATGCCCAGCTCAGCCTTTTCATAGGCGTTCTGAGCAGCGCCCGAGAAGGTCGAGCGCTTGGCAAGGTCGCCGGCCATCAGGTTGGCAACGCGAGGAGCGGCGACGAACGCGCGATCGGACATCGGAGCGCCGATTTCGGTCAGCGCCGCGTCGGCCAGCGAAACGTCGTCATAGCCCGTAGCGGCAACCGTGCGCTTGACCACGACCGAACCCTGGAGGGCGACGGTCTGGAACAGCGCGTAGTTGATGTCGGAAGCGAGCTTCTGGCGCGCAGCCTTGGCCCAATTCGACATCACCGTCTGATTGCGCAGGTTCTTCGAGGAGAGCGTGCGCGGATCGGACTTGTGATAGCCGATCGACACTGCGATCTCGGTCTCGGTCAGCGAGCCGAAGTTGGCCGTCTGGTCGAAGCCGTTGAAGGTCGAACCGATCAGCGGTGCGGGGATCCAGAACTGGTCCTTGGCGCGCTCCATCGCCTCTGGGGCGGGAACGGGATAGGTCGTTGCGAGCTTGCCGATGATGAGCGGATCATCGAACTTGGCAACCATGTCATCGAACATGACTTGTTCGGCAGTTGTCCAGGCATTTGCCATGGTGAAATCCTCATCAGCTTAGGGGTTTGCGGACAGCCTCGGCGCATGGCCGGATCATCTCGCCGCTGATGGTCTCCCCTGTCGCAGCCGGGGGCGCTGAAGTGCGGCTTGTGGTCGAATGATAAGCGAGCCGGTCAGGCTTCGCGTTTGAACAAATTTACGGTGCCGTCTCTCCGGCTGTCACGCCTTCCGTTTCCGGTGCCGGGACAAGCGGCAGATCGAGCGGCGTTCCCCGTTGGCTCTACTTCGCCTTCACGCCGAGCGTGGGCTTAGCGCTCTGATCGGCCGTCGTCGTCTTGCCGGCATCAGCCAGCTTCGCCAGCGCCTCATCCTTGGCCTTGCTCTCGGCGTCGGCGAGATCGGTCGCGGCCTTCAGATCGCCCTGAAGTTTGACGATCATCTCGTCAGCAGACTTCAGAGCGCCGCGAAGGGTAGCGACTTCCGCTTCCAGTTCGGCAATGCGCGGATCATCCTTGGCAACCGGCGCCTTGGGCGGATTCTTGATGTGCTCGGGGTTCGTCACCCATCCCTCGGCGAGGAACGCGGCGACCTCGGGGGCATCGACGACTTTGACCTCGACCTGGCTGCCCCAGATATCCTGGACGTTCTCGCTGCCGTCGATCGGCTCGCGATAGATCATGGTATCTTCGCGGATGGCTGGTGCGTCGGTCACTTGATGAGCCCTTTCGCCTTCTTGTATTTGATGAGGTCGGTTTCATCGCCGGACTTGGCGGCCTTGCGCTGCAACTCCTCCAGCTGCTTATCCACGCCACCCGGCATTGAAGCCGAGCCGCGAGCCGGACGATCTGGCGCCGGTGCCTTGCGTGTGGTCACTTTCACCGCTCCTTCCATGCGGGCAACTGCGGCCGCGAGCTTGATCGGGTCTTGGATCTTGGCGACTTCGGCCATCTTCGCCGGTGACTTGTTGAGCGCATAGAGGAACAGCGCCGGGTCAGCCGCGGCCTTCACGATCACCGCCTGCTGAACGAGATCGAGCGCCGATGTCGCATTGTCGATCGCTTCGTCGCGGTCGTCGAACTGCAGCGCGCCCTTCTTCTGCTCGAAGGCGGCGAGGTCGCTCTGCCATTCCTCGTTCGCCTTGCGCGATTGCTCGGCCTGGCTGGACTGCTGACGTTCGGCCGCGGCCTTGCGGTCCTTGTAGGCGTCAAGCTCGGCTTCGAAGCGATCCTCGTCGAAGTCGCAACCGGCGAGCGTTGGCTTTTCGCCTACCTCGATCGGCTTGGGGGCGCTGGATTGCTCCAGTTCCTTGATGCGCTTGTCCTTCTCGCGAAGAGCCTGGCGCATCTGCCGGACGGTGCTGTTTTCCTCCGGCGCGGGTTCCTCGCCCTCGAAGCTGACGACAGGCGTGTCTTCGCCTTCATCGTCCGGGTTCTCAGGGTCGCCCTCGGGATCGTCGTCCGGGTTCTCCGGCGGATCCTGAACTTCCATGTCGGGGGTGAGCTCTAGCTCGTCGTCGTCTTCGGGCTTGGTCGCCACGATCGCTCTCCATGTCTCGCTCATCGGCTGAACGGTTGCCTTGTTCAGCCCCGGCCCGACTGGGAACCGCCTGACCGGGGCTGTTGGGAGCAATTTAGGACGGTCGCGGAGGCCGTGCGTTTGAACAAATTTCTCAACCGTTTTTGAGCAGTTCCTGCGCATCCTCGAGCATCCGCTCAATCATCGCCCGCGTATCGGCCCAGCGGTCAACCTCGCTCTTGCGCTTGGTCAGGCGAGGGCGCGGGGGCTTGTCCACGCTAGCCGCCGGTCAATGCCTTGCGAGCGCGATCAGCCAGTGCCTTCAGCCGATTGGTTCCGGCGTTGGCTCGCTCCACCGCAAGCTGCTCGGGCAAATGCGCGGTCTGGGTGCGGATATGCTCGGCCTCGGCGGTCTTCTTGGCGATGTCGGCAACCTTGTGCGCCGCCTCGAGGCCATCGGGAACGGCAGGCGCTTCCTCTGGACCGCCAAGCGCATGGGCCTGCGCTATGTTGAGCATTCCGCCCGCCTTGGACTTGAACGCATCGGCCTGCGCTTTCTCGGCCTGCGCCTCTTTCAGCCCAGCCTCGGCGGCAACCAGCGCCTGCGTCGGATCGGGCTGCTGCTGAGCCTGCTCCATCTGCGCTTTCTCTTCCTCGTTCGGCTCGACCACGCCCATCGCGACGAGGCGCTTGCGGGCGTACTTCTGGAACTCGGTCATGCCCTCGCCGTCCTGGTTCATCACGGCTGTCAGGATGGAGACCTGGGCAAGCTCCTGATCCTGCGCCTCGGTGGCGATCGACGCGATTCCGAGCGCCTGCCGCACCGTCTTGTCCCTGCGGGTGGTCGTCGCCTCGGTGACGTCGGCGATCACCTTGTAGCGGCCCGAGGAGAAGTCGTTGCGGACGCGGTTGACGCCCTGCTTGTCGGTGAAATTCTCGACCAGCGTGGCCTCGCCGTCGTCGCCGTCCTCGCTCATCGTCTCGACGACGCGGCCCTGCTCGAAATAGCATTCCTTGACCATCGCAAGGTAAATCTCGCCCTCGCGCTGCACCGATTGCGCCATGTTGTCGAGGTAGATCGCGGACTTGGCATCGACGCGGGTTGCGGCGAACTCCATCGCCTCGCTCGACGTGTTGGCCTTGACCTCATCCGAGCCGTCGTCAGTCTCGGCCGAAAGGTCACCCGCTGCGATCTGGAGCAATACCGCCGTGACAGGCTGAAGCTGCGGCGGGTCGATCTTGCCGATCGGGCCCATCGCGACATACTTGCCCTCGCTGTCGATCACCGGATTCACCAGCGCGTAGGGGTGGCGCTCCTGCTCCTGCCGGGCCCACAAGTCCTGAAGATGCGGCGGCATCTGCTCGGAGAGGAAGATCGGCTTTTCGCGCGGTGCCAGCGAGTCCGTCTCGGAAAGCTTCGACACCTTGGCGTTGTAGATCCGCTGGGCATCCATGAGCTTCGAGACATGGCCCCTGAACCGCTCCTGGTTATCGACGAACCAGCGCTTGCCATAGACCGGCACGATCGGGATGTTCTCGCCGGCGATATAGCCGCAATCCTCGAGCACTTCCGCGCCGCTCATCAAATACTTGCGGACGCGCTTGCGAAGCCGCTTCTGGGTCGATTTCTTCCAGCCACGCGCCTTGAGCTCGGCCAGCTCGGAAGCGTCGAGATCGCCCTCCCAATGGCGCTCCTCGTCCCCGGTCAGGATTTGCGTGAAGACGAGCAGCTTCTGCTCGCGCTCCTCGACCTCGTAATATTCCGCCTTGACCACGATGTCGGGGCTGAACCAGTCGTAAGCGACCTGGCCCCGGTTCTCGGGCCAGTCGGTGGCCTTGCCCGGATGATCCTCCTCGAACGACGCCCTGGCATCGGCGGTGAGCACGAACGCCCACTTGGCATCGGACTTGTCGAACAGCTTGCTATTGGGATCGAAGAACACGCGCTGGTCGGCGTCGGCAATCAGCAGTCCCGGATTGACCCTTTGCTCGTCGCATTCCTTGTCGGCGGGATCGGCATAGTCGTTGGCGAGGCGATAGGCACCGAACCCTCCAGCGGCAGCCTCCTCGAACGCATTGTCTCGCGCCTGCTGGGCCTTGAAATGGTAGCTGTCGGCGCGATGCAGCCCGTCGAGCGTGTCGGCCGTGTCCTGGTCGCTGTTGCCGCCCGATGGCCTGAAGTCGGGGACGATGCGGTTGGCGCGATAGTCCTGGACGATCTTGTCGACGCCCTTGCTGAGCTTGTCGATCTCGACCTTGATCGAGTTCTCAAACTGGTCGCCAAACGGCCCTTCCCACATCGCGCCGGGAATGCTGATGAACCGCCGGCAGAGCAGCGCATGGGCGCGGATTTCCTGCTGCGGTGTTGATGCGGCGTCGAAGCGGAGCAGCGCCTTGGCATGGATTTCCTTGAGCTTGTCGCCCGCACTCTCCGCGGCTTCGTTGTCGCCGTCGCTGTCGGGATCGTGCAGGGCCATGGCGCAAGAATAGCCATGCGGTCACGCTCATGCGTTTGAACAAATGCTAGCGGGGGTGGACTAGCTCTGTGCCGAACGTGATGCTTGTTCCGTCATCACAGTCATAGGTCGCGCCGGGCTCAGCCAATTCCATCGCATCGCGCCAAGTTGGCACCCGGCGGGAGTTCAGCAGCAAGGCATCGAACTTGATCGGC